ATCAATTCCACGGGCTTATAGCCGTAGCTTACCGCTTCCATCATCTCCTCGATTTTCTCGGAGTTTTCGATGGAGGAAAATACTTCGGTCATGAAATCAGATGCTTTGATGTCTATTTTTTCATTACTTCCCGGCACGATATTAAACTCGCATCCTGATACAGCGGAAAACCGTACGGAGAGATTGGCTTCCAGATGGGAGTCCGTTAATAGTTCCTTTAAGGCGGTGATGTCTTTTCCTTTTTTCCGTAAGATGGGATCGGGATCAGGTAGAACTTTTAAGAGGTTTAAGAAATTATTCTGCTTGGTGCGACTGGCGAAATGCCCCTTTTCGAGCTTTATCTCTTTGGGGATCGGGACTCCGTAGGCATCGAGTAACGGCATCTAATAACCCTCCAGTATTCTTGATGGATGACGGCTTTTCCGGGTGGATATTTTCCCCCGGTATTTTAAACAAAACTCTCTCATCTTCCGCACAGCACCCTCTAAGGCATCCGCACCGTCAAGGTACTCGCTTTCCGGGAATGATAAAAGCTCTTCTATGATGATCTTCTGGTCAGGGTCATCGCGGTCAAAGCGGATAAGCCCGTTTTCGATCCTGGAGGAGAGAGTTCCTTCGATACGCATCTCTTTATTCAGCGTATTCCGTTCCGGTTTTAAAGGAAGGCTGTACCCGGCTTCTTTTTCCTTGGTGTCAATCGCTTCCTGTAAAATGGTCTGATTCTTCGGGTCATCGGTGTAATCCTCATAAAAAAGAATCAAGGGATGATACTGCATGTGGATTTGATAGATGCCGGAGAGCATGGAACTCACGGATTCTTTTTTTACGCGGGCTTTTAAAACGTAGTCGTAAACGCCGTCGCTTGAGAGACACACCGTCGCCTTGTAGCAACCCTTTGAGGTCAAAGAGGGGTCAGTCCATGTGAGGATCATCACGGGTTTGAACTCTGCGAGTTCTGACTTGGTATAATAACGAATCCACTCCTCGCGGAAAACCGTTTCATCCACCGGCATGGGGATTAAAAGATACTCCTGATTAAAAAAAAGGCTTCCTATATTGCCCTTGATCTCCTCCAGATATTTTAAAGTAAAGCGTGACGGCCATGTGGATAATCCATCGCGGATTGCCGGATAGGAATAAGAAAGTACCGGTTTCCGGCTTTCAGTCCCCTCTTTAAGGGCTGAGACCACGCACTTTTTATTCAAAGGTGTGGCAGATATGATAAAGGAATAGTTTTTAGGATTCATCGCAGGAAGGAGGTCGAGTAAAATCCATTCGATGGCGGACTCGACAAACTTCCGGCTTTTGGCTTTTTTCCTGTCCTGAATATCATCAAGCCTCGCCTTATCGGGGCGGTAGCTATAGAAGATTTCACCGCGGACATTCTGCCCGATGGAGAATGATTTTACGCTTGCTTTGAAACCCTCAAGGCTTATCTGGATATTTCCAATCTCTTTACGGATAAACCGGTATTTAAAATCCTCCCGTATCCGCGGGTTATATAAAAGTTCAAGTAAGATTCTTCCGGTGAATATTTTTGCCTTGTCGTCGGTGTAGCTTACCATGAGGGTAAAATGGCTTTTTTTAAAGAGTAAGCCGTAGAGGATGTCGGCAAACGAGAAGAAGGTGGATTTCCCGAATCCCCGGCTTGCCTCCACCAGTATAGGCTTATTGAATATTTTTGTGATCTTCTCCCATTCCCGGTGAAAGGGAGCTTCCTCATCTGAAAAGTATTCGGGAAAATAGATTTTTGCAAAATCAAAAACCGAGCCGGAGGCTTTTTTAAGCCGCTCCTCTTTGGCTTCATCGGTTTTTGGAAAGGAGACTTCGCGCTTTAAGATTTCTTCGCGGAGGACTTCCCACTCTTTTTCAAGCTGTTTTAAGGTCGTAATCTCGCTAAAGTTCATCGGCGGTTCTCGATATAGTTTTTTAGAGTTTCTTTTAGGGCATCGTAATGATGAATCATTTTTCCCCGTAATGCTTTGTCATTTTCGGAGAGATACTCATCGAGTTTCTGGACAAAGGTGAGAATGAGTCCGTACATCTTTTTTAAGGGGTTAATCTTTTGGATGATGGAAAAATGTTTGGATAACGCATCCGCTGTGGAGGGGTTTAAGATATCAATTTTCCCGGAATCCACTTCCAGTAAAATTACCTGAATCTTTTTGATATACAATGCCTCCAGTTCCGGGTAGCTGAAATTACAGGTGTTTTTTTTCCTGTCCCAATGTTCGTCTTTCCGCCAGCGGAAAATCGTCGAGGATGGGATGGAGAGTTTTTTGGAAATCGAGGGAATATCCAGATTATCCAGACAGAACAGTAGTTCCGCCTGTTTTTTTACCGTATCATCATACATGAAAAGATTCCTTTAGTGCGGAGTGATGAGTTTTAATACTTCATCCCATTTGGATAGAAGAAAGAAAATGAGGATCACAATCATTCCGGTGACATAGGTGACAAGGCGCACTCGAAACTCCTTTTTGGTGTTCTTTATATTCTCCTTCCGGCTGGCAAACTCATCCAGTACATCTTTTAAGTCATCAAAACGGGATATTCCAAAGTCAATAAAGGTTTTGGCAGTGTGGCTTGCAAGGAGGCAATCCCCGTGCATTTTTTCGAGTTTAACAATCCGCTCCTCGGTTTCCTCATGTTCGTTTAATACCCGGCTAATGAGTTTGTAGTGTTTTTTCTGCTCGGTCTTGATGTCCCGGATTTCCCGGAGTATCAGGTTTTCAATCTTTGAACTCATCGTTTTCCTCCCGGTTTATTAAGATGATCATCGCTTCGAGTTTACGGATATAGATACGGTACTCGATGATGTTTTTCTCAAGCTTCATATACTCGCCGTATGTGAGGTACAATCCGCCCTCACGCTCATGAAAAAGAATCTTTTCAATGACCGGTCTGGGAGGAAGATCGTATTTAAGCCTTTCGGACTGTGTTTTTGTCCTCTCTAGGGACTCACAGCTAAAAAAGCCGGTTAGCCCGATTAATAAGCTGAGTCGTATCAGTATCATCCAGATCGTTTTTTTCATCCGTTTTCTCCTTTTCTAAAGTGTTTAACTCCCGGTTTAATAAATTGGCTTTTTTGATTTCAAAGTTCGATGAGGCGAGGCTTCTTTTAAGCCGTGTGTTTTCATCGGTGAGATTCTTTGTCCGAGCAATCATGAGTTTGATTCCCAGAATCATAAAGGTGACCAAGATCGCGATGATTAATAGCTCCACAAAAAAACCGGCAACAAAAAATGTCATGGTTTACTCCTTTCTTTTTTAACAGCAAAATTGCTCGATGCCTTTGCTCCCCAGACCACGGTAAATACTGCACCCTGAAATAATAGAAGATTGGAAAGGATTCCTTTCTCAATCTCATGGTCTGTCAAAAACCCGATCGTGATCACTATCAGGGTAAAAACCACAAGAATCTCGGAGATGACAAAGGCGACAAGCCCGATCTTTTTCCCCGTGGTCATTCTTCTTTCTTCCGGGATTATTACCGGAAGTTCATCATTTATTATCTTACGCATATGATCCTCGAATATTAATTAGATGGTTTGGAATATATAAAAGAGATGAATAATCATCAAATGTAGAAGGTGTCTAAATTTATTTAAGAAGCAAATTTAGGCAAGGTATATTTTTGATCGTAAGCGGTCTTTAAGATATATTCGGGATGTGATTAAAAACGCAAAGGAAAAAGCATGACAAAGACAAACCTTGAATTGATCGTAAGGCGAAAAAGCGAAAGTTACTGCTTCCGCTTTGAGCCGAATATAGAAACATTCGCAAACAATGTCAAGAATAACTGCAAGGACACGCTGATTTTACTCAAAGACGGGATTGAGGTTTTCAAGTGCAGTTATTTGCAGACCGTCGCCAATTACCCCAATGCGGATGTGATGGACACAGTGCGTCCGGGGAAGTTTCATTTAAAATGTTTTGTCCGAGCGGGTATCAGTTTTGCCGACCCCGCTGACCCCGCCCGGATTCGGATACATGCCGTCATTAACGCCCTTGATCTGGATCAGGAGCGTATTGACAGTAATGCCATGCAGATGGATGACGGTATTTATGAAGGCCGGTGGCTACTCCACAGCACATTTTTACCCAGAACCAGAAAAGACGCATTTTACGCCTACTCGAAAGGCTGTTTTATCTTCCAGAAAACACAGATGCTTGATGACTTTAACCGGATACTCACACGCGAAAACGTAAAACCGGGGGATGTGATACCCGGAACACTAACCGAGGAATCCTAAATGGAAGAGCTTGAGATCATGGTTTTTAAAAGCGGAAAGTATCCGCAGGGGGAATGGAAAGCGGAACGGGTAAAAAGGATGGTGGAAGCGTACGACCCGGAAAAAAGCTGGGAAGCTCCGGGAGTGGTGGGACACCTTTCGGACTTTGAAGTATCCAGTATCGGGCGCGATGCGGAATACGCTGACGCATGGGTAAAAAGCCTTCGTATGGATGGAGCGGGTAAAGTCTATGCGCTCTTTACCGATTTAAGCAGTTCCTTAAAACTTGCCGTGATGGAACGCCGTGTTAAATACTGCTCCGTGGAGATTATGGAGATGGATAAGGTAAACCCCGAACTTCCGCCGTATCTGGCAAAAGTGGCTTTTTTAGGACGAACACTCCCGGCAGTTCCCACAACCCTCATCCCAGCGAAGTTTAATCTTGCGATGGGGAATGTGCTGGAGAGTGAGCCAAGTAATGAGGATAAAAATAAAAACCTCCTCCGGTTTTTCTGTAGGTTTTCCGAGCCAAAAAACTTCAATGATTTTAAGGATAAGAACGATTCAAAAAAGGAGAGTCCCATGACCGACGAAGAGAAAAAACTGTTTACCAAAATGCAGGAAGATTTAAACCTAGCCAACCGGAAGATCACCGAGTTTGAAAACCAGAAAACGGTGTTTGAAAAAATTGAAAACAAAAAAGAGGCAACCCTCTTCTTTCAGAACCTCCAGAATGAGGGTATCCTTCCCCCGGCACTGTTTTCAAAAACCGTGGAACTGGACACGAGCCTTGACCCGAATACCCGGAAGGAGTTTCGGGAGATCATCGCGGGCTTCCAGAAGATCGCTGACACTACCGGATCGCATTTTGCGGACAAAAAAAAGATCAATCAGGATGAGAGTAAAAAAGAAGCGGATTTGAATGCAAAGATCACGGCTTTTCAGGCAGAGCATAAGATCGCCACATTCCGCGAAGCTGCGAAAATCCTTTTTGCCAAAAATCCCGAACTCTTTCAAGACTAAAAGGAGAAAGTGATGAGTGAATATATTAGACCTTACAAGACCGAAACGGTCGTTTTACCCGGTCACGGCGTGGTACAGGGCGAAGATGAGCTTCATGTCAAAGTGGGAGCAGGAAGATTTTTAGGCGTGTACGGCTTTATGAATGCCCGGCGTGAACGCTCAATTGGCGATCATATCGGAGTCCAGTTTTCAGGGCTTGCCAAAGTGCTTGTAAGCGAAGATGTAAATCCCGGCGAAAAGGGAGTCTGTAAGGCAGACGGGACTTTTACCCACGTCCCCGAACTCGCCGGAATGTATGAAAGCGCGGGGATTTTCCTTGAGGCAGGGCTTTCCGGGCAGTATGTGGATTTTTTTATCGAGAGAAATCTCGTGATTAAGGAATAAGGAGGAATAAAAAGATGTCAAGAGAGTTAGGATATATTGACCCGTTATTAACCGGTTTTGCCTGTGATTATTCGGTGTGGACTCGCGAGGGGTTAATCGGCGGAAGGCTTATGCCACGCCTCATGGTTTCCAAACCCACGGGAAGCTACTACACCTACACCAAAGAACAGGCGTACAAGGTGATCGACGACACGTTTGACACAAACGGCGAAGCCAAAGCCTTTGACAAGTTCGGCACCCGGCAGACTTATCAGACCCAGCCCAGAGGAAACAAGCAGTTTATCAACAAAACCGAGCGGGAGAAGATGGAAGGCCCGTTTGTAAAAAGTGAAGCGGAGTTTGTCGAGGAGATTGTGGGGAATATTGAAATCAATCAGGAAAAACGGATAGCCCAGAAGATTCTCTCCCTCTCCGGTCGAAGCCTTGCCCTCACCGGTACAGGGTCGGCCAAGACCAACAAATGGAGTAACGGAGGCGGAAACCCCTATCTGGCAATCCGTGATGCCATCAACAAGTGTTTCCGCCGCCCCAATACCATGATCATTACCGAAAACGTTTTTAATGTTCTGGAGGATCATCCGGCACTGCTCGCGAAACTCGGTGAGGCCAATCTTTTAAAGATTGTGAATGAAGACACACTCGCGAAACTCTTCCGTATCCCCAATGTAATTTTTTCGCTGGGAAAAGCGGACTTTGAAAAACAGAATAAGGATAAGACTTCCAATATCCTCTCGGTCTGGGAGGATTCGATGATCTTAGCCTACGTGGACAGCCGGAAAGATGTCCCCTGTGTCGGGAAAACCCTCATGGTGGAGTATCAGGAATCCAACAATTCCGGGTATGTGGTACGCAAATGGGATGAACCCAAAAAAGGGATATTGGGAGGAGTGGAGATTCAGGTTGCCTGTGACGTGGATGAACATATCGTTTCGGATGAACTTGTGTATTCGATTCAGGAGATATTCTAATGTATGTCACAGTGGATGAGATTAAAAAAAAGCTCGGAGTGGCACGTTATGAAAATCTGGTAGCGAACTCGGATATTAACCAGATCATTACCGATAGCTGTGGCGAGATTGACGGTTATCTTGCAGGGCGTTACCGGCTTCCCATCCGGGAAGTGCCGGAGAATATCCGTAAATACGCAAAAGACATTGCGGTATATAACCTTGTGTCGGATTACGGGATTAACGAGGATAACAAGGCGGATAAGGATTTGATTGACCGATATGAGCGGGCAATTGAATATCTGGAAAAAGTCGCCGAGGGAAAAATTGAATTGCCACTGCCTGCAATAAACGGCGAAGGAAAGCCCGTAAGTGATTCCAGTGTGAAATATATCACCAGTGAAAAACTTGATCTAAGCGGGTACTAGATGGGAAGCGTCATCAGAATTAACGTCACCGGACTGGATAAAGCCGGACGGTATATACTGGACATTAGTCAATATAACCGGAGCGAGGTTCTGGATTTTATTAGTGAGGAAGCCTTAACGGTGACCGAGGAGGCTTTTCAGAATGAGAGTGATCCGGTAAACGGAGAGCTCTGGCTTCCATCCCTCCGCGCAGAAATGGATGGAGGCTTAACCCTCACCGACACGGCTAGACTTAGGCGGTCAATCACCTATGAAAACCACACAAGCGGGATCATGTTAATCGGTACCAACGTGGTTTACGGGAAGGATCACCAGAACGGTCAGAAGATGGGGAAAATGGGCTTTGTTCAAAGAAGGTTTCTCGGAGTCCCGTCGGACTTTATGGAAAATATATCAGAGGACACCAATTTTCAGCGGATATTAAGGATTGTATAGATGGAAACAGTGATTGTGACAGCAAAAAACCTCATTGAAAATCTCGTTCGGGAGCGATTGGGAGAAATACCGGTTGCCCGGAATGCCGTAGCGGAGAAAAATATCCGCTCCCAGCGGTATGGAAAACTCGTGAGTATCTTGACAGCAGACGGGAAGTTTGATGAGCGGTCATATAAGAAAACCAAATACAGCGAAAACCAGAAACTTTATGAACAAACTACAAGAGGCTCCCGAAAGATACCGGTGGAAATCCGCTGTTTTGCAAAAAACGAAGCCGAAACCGACGAAATGCTTGAGGAGATTTTACGCTACTTACCCCGGACATGGAGTATCGGCAGGCGTAACGGAACCATCGACATCATGACCGAACAGAATACCGACTGGTCTACCAATTTTACTGACTCCTCCATGCAAAGCGTCTTTGTGCTTTTTACAATGGAGATCGCCCAAAACCCGGTAGAGCTTCCGGTAATACAACAGACTCAGGTGATCCCTGCTTAGGAGGAAACTATGGATGAAGAAAAAACCATCGAAGAATGGAAAGAGAAACTCGAAACCCTGCCCCATATCTTTATGGGTTTGAAGGCTAAAAACGGCTATCCGGAAGGAAAGAAAGTTTCAAAAGAGGCTTATGAAAAGGCTTTGAATCTTTTTTTGTACGGAGAGAATACCGTAAAGCCGGAAATGACGGAGGTTAAAAGAGTGAGAGGGAAAAAAGATGAGTAATAAAATACAGTATACGATATTAGACGGAAGACTCGGAAAATCAGGCGGGTTTCCGTCGGGGAAGTTTGCCGTTTTGGGGGTCGCAGAAATTGTAACGGACTCTATTAAAACAATCAGCGCTTATTCCGAGGTTAGCCCCTCTTTCGGGAACTCCCCTTTAAGCGAGTTTCTCAGTGATGCCCTCTCACTCCCGAAAGCTCCGGTGATCTTTGCTCTGGGGCTGTCCGGTTCGATTCCCGGAACCGTAAGCCCCGTGGTAAAACATAGCGGTAACCGGGGTATAGGATCGATCACCGTCACCGGCAACCCCCGAAGCGAATACCAGATTGAGATCATTATCGATGAAGCCGGGGGATTAAATGAGGCGGTCTTTCATCTCTTGATAGACGGGAAAACCGGTAAACGGATCACAGTTCCGGCAACACCTGGAACCTACGAGATCCCGTCCACCGGCCTCACCCTCCATTTTGATCCGGGGACTCCGGTGGGCAGTGAAAAAAGTTTTGAAACGAATGACTCTTTCAGTTTCAAAACCACCCCTCCGCGGGCAACTAATGAAGAGCTTCTTCTGGGTTTTGAGAAAATTCTTGAGTCGGGACTGGATTATGAGTTTATAGCCGTTGCGGGTGCGACTTCAAGCGATCTCTGGATCGCCTTAAACACAAGGCTTTTAATGGAGGAAGGGAAAAATAACTTCAAGACAGCGGTTTGTCAGGCAAGATCAATAAGAGAAAATGAAACGGTTAACGACTATATAAACGCTCTTTTAACAACTGAACACCCCAACGCATCCCTGAAACGTTTACAGGTAGTCGCCCTCTCAGGCGTGATCACCGGTATCACCGGAGAGGTAGATATCCGAAGCCCCTTAGGAAAATATTCGGGATGGATTTCGGCTAACTGCAAGGTGGAGGAGCGTCCGGGAAAAGTGAAACTCGGTTCCATTGCCGGGATCACCGGTATTTTCCCCGAAGTCACAGGCGCGCAGATTGATCTCCTCTCTGAGAGCGGTTACGTAACTTTAACCCGATACCCTCATAAAAGCGGATACTTTTTCACTAAAGGTAGGCTTATGAGTGACACCAGTTCAGATTTCCAGTGTATCCCTGAACGGCGGGTGATGGATAAGGCTTTAAGCCTGCTTTATGAAAAGCAGATTGATTTTTTAAATGACGATGTGAATGTGAGTAAAAAAGACGGTTCCCCCGAAGGCTTAAAATATTTTAAGTCGTATTCGGAGATGCCCTTAAATGAAATGAAAAAAGCGGGTGAAATCTCGGATTTTAAACTCGTGATTCCGCCTGCACAGAATATCCTCTCGGATGAAACCCTCCGCTTTGAATTGGGAGTTACTCCCAAAGGATATATCGGCATGATCTTTGGAACCATCTATTTTGTTAACCCCGAAGGAGGTGAATAATGCCTTTGCAGAATGGAAGAATATTTGACGCGCTCTCTTTAAAACTCCTCTGGCCGACCGGAATGGCGACTTTACTCGAAGACATCGAATACGGGGATGAACAGGAGAAAGAACAGATTAACGATTTTTACAATAACCCGGCAGGAGTCGCCCGTGGTTCATACAAGGCAGACTGCAAGATCACCGTGGGAATGTCGGAATATGAACAGATGAATACATTTTCCGCATCATTCGGAGGCTTGTATTCGATGCCCCCCATGCCCGTGATTGTGGAATACCTGAATGATTCAGGAATTGCCGTGACCGATGTGATCCAGATTGTATTTATGAAACGATCCAAAAGCGTGAAAAAAGGGGACAAGGCGATTAATGTGACACTGGAGTGTCTGGTGACAGCCCCCATTATCTGGAACGGGATTACCCCGTTTGCGCCCATGAACGGCTAAACAAATTAACTATACAAGGAGTGTTATATGAATGATGAAAACAAAACCAATGACAATGAAGGTTTTTCCAAAAAGACCATCGAGGAACTCAAGGCTAAGTACGGAAAGGTTTACAAGTCGGAAATCGGCTGGACGGATGAGAAACAGGAGACTCACAAAATCTCGTTTATCTTCCGGGAACCGAAAGTTCCTGATCTTGAAGCGTATCAGAAAACCGTGGTGAAAAACCCGATTGTCGCTAACCAGAATCTCTTTGTCTCGCTTGTGGTTTATCCTGCAGGAAGCTCACTCGTGAAAGAGATCGATAAATATATCGGGGTTTATACGAAGTTTACCGATATTCTTTCCCCTTTTTTTGCCATGCAGGCAGAGGCGACGATGGAAGCACTTTAAGACTTAAAGATGTAAAGACTTCAAGGCTTTTTATCCGGGAGTTTCTGGGGGAAAGTATAGAAAATCTCACTTACCCCGAACTTATGGAGAAGCTCGAAGAAGCGGAATACATTGAAGAATTACGGGTCAATGTGATTGCAAAGGCAGTCTCAAAACTTATGGAAGGAAAATAGATGGCGGGATTTGTTACATGGATAGAACTACAGTTTCGGGACAAGTTTTCACAAGGCTTAGGCTTTGCATCCAAAGGGATTACGGGATTAAAAACCTCGCTGGAAAGCCTTGCCCGTGACCGGTTCGGCTTTGACAATGCAGCAAGCCAGATGTCCATGATGGCGATGAATACCCGTGATGTTCAGGCAACTTTCACCGATTTCGCCCAGAAACCCAAAGAGCTATTGATGGCATTTGAAGATAACCTCGCACCGGTCAAGACCGTGATGAACGAAGCCAATGCCCGTAACGGGGATCTGGCTGAATCGCTTGATTTTATCAAACAAAGCGCACTCTCATTCAGTCAGGCTCACCGGTTTTCTACCGACCAGTATCTGGATAACGTTTACCAGATGATCGGAGCGGGTTTAAATGTCAACCAGTCGATTGCGGGAACCGAACAGGCTTTAAAACTTGCCCGCGCTACAATGGGAACCACAAGCGAAGCAGTGAGTTTACTCGCCGATATGTATAACAACATGGGGGACAAAACCAACACCGGTGACCTTGAAAAAATGCGTCAGGAAATGGGAAGGCTCTCCGATGTGATTGCCATGACCCAGAACGCTTTCAAGATCACAAACCTCGGACAGCTCAATGACGGATTAAAATACGGGGTACCCTATGCCAATGCGTATAAAATCAGTATTGAACAATTATCCACGGTGATCGGACAGCTTAATAACACGGGATTAGCCGGAACCCTAGCCGGTACCGGATTTAAGTCAATGGTCTCCCAGATGTCGCGCGCTGAACGGAAAATCGGGTTTGAGGTAGTCCTTACCGACTCAGGCGGTATGGACTTGATTGCCACCATCGGGAACATGAAAGACCGGTTTAACGAGCTTTCCAGAAGTGCCGGAGTCCAGAAAACCACCGATATGTTTCAGCGCGCCTTTGGAGCCGAAGCCTTCGGCGCGGTCTCCAATCTCATGACCCAATTTGACGACCTAAAAAAGAATTACACGACGATTCAAAACAGTCTGGGAACCACCGAAAACGCCTACACATTGATGGCGGACACCGTAAGCACCAAACTCCAGATCATCGAACAGCGGGAAGATGCCCTGAAAATCAAGGTCGGGGAACTGGCAAAAGAGGCGAGCCTCATGGGGATGAGTTTTAAAGGTTCTCTTTTAACTATTCAGGAGGAATTAATGAAAACTCCCGTGGGACAGACTTTCGCCGTCTGGGGTTATCACATTTCAGGAGCCGGAAACGCTGTTTTCGGGTTTGCCTCGGCAACCTTGACAATGGTGAGCCAGATTCTCATGATCGCCTCGATCACCGGACACGCAAAGGGGATTGTGGGATTATTCACTAACAGCATCCGGGTTTTAGGGAGCAGTTTGATGTTTGTCACCGGCGGTATTACGAAGTTTGTTGTGGGGACAGGGATGATGATCGCTTCCCAATTGGGTTTAATCCCGGCAGTCACCGCCACAGCCTCCGCTGAATACGCGGCCGCAGTTGCCACATGGGCGTGGCTGGGGCCGGTGCTTCTCATCATAGCCGCCGTCGCATTACTCGCTCTGGGGGGCTATTTACTCGTGAAAAATTGGGATACCGTCAAGGCTTTTTTTGTGAATCTCTGGGGACAGGTGGTGAAAATCTTTAAAGGAGCATGGGATTTTATCTGGAATAACCTTTTAAATAACAAATATATCCAGACGGCTTTAGCGGTATTCCTCCCGTTTATAGGACTTCCCGTCCTTATTATCAAAAACTGGAAAAGTATTTCAGGCTTTTTTGTGAATCTCTGGACGGGAGTCGTATCCTTTTTTAAACAAATACCGGGCTTCTTTGCCGGTGTTTTTCAGGCGGTGGCGAATAACAAATATATCCAGCTTGCCTTCTCGGTGATGGCGTGGCCGGTGACACTTCCAATGACGATTATCAAAAACTGGAGCGGGATTGTCACCTTCTTTAAAAACCTTTTTTCTGAAATTGCGACCCAGATTCTAAAACCTTTTAAACTGGTGGATGAGTTTATCGATAAAATATCAGGAAAGAAAAACGGAAAGCTCAAGGGAAAACCGGCATTGTCTTTGAAGACCAGCCTTGAAACCGTTCCTTCATTTGACAGCGGAGTAAGAAACTTTTCCGGGGGACTCGCATACGTTCACCGTGATGAACTACTGGAACTCCCCGAAGGCAGTAATGTCTATAACCGTAACGAGACCCGGAAAATCCTTTCAGGCTCTCTTTCGCCCGTGGGTTCGGATTCGGGAAAGACCATCAACATCACAATCCACATTGATAAAATAACCGACCGGATCGAGGAGATCAAACGCTTAAAAGACTTTGTGGATCTTCTAGCCAATGTTTCGGGGGTACAGATATGATTATGGACATCAAAAACGGGATGATCCGTTTAAACGGCGAAAAACTGCCGGGGATCATTGAAAAAATATCAGTCTCCTGCAAGGTGGTATCGGAAAACAAAGAGAATATCAATAACTCCGGTTCCAGTAAGGTGATCACCGGCTGGGAAGACCAGAGTCTTTCGGTTGACCTCACCCTCATTGATGAATACGATTATTCAGCCGGTTATCCGGTTATAAAGTCGTCAATGTTTGATGAGCTTAAAGCATTAAACTCCGTCTTTAAAAAATCGGTTAATGGAATACCTCTGATCTATGAAATCGCCCATGAATACGCCGATGCCGTGGATTTAAAGACCGTCCTCTTTACTGACTTTTCCCATACTCTGGGAAATAACAGGATTTCGTGCAGTCTCTCGTTTACCGAACACAATCCGCGGGTGAGCAGTGTCCAGTCCAAACAGCCGGTAAAAAAGAATGCAGGCAACTCTACACCGGTTACCAAAAAGGCAGAGGATTTGATTGACCCCAAAACAAAATCAGGATTAAAGAATATGGAAAAAAGTAATGGAAACGGAGGAAGAAAATGAGTAATACTCTCTATAGCCCGTATATTTTGGCAACTCTTAACAACACCCCGGTCAAGGCTTTGAACTTTCAGCTTATTACCGATTTAAAGTGTCACCTCTATTTTGCCATTCTGCATGTTCCAGTGGATACGGTAATCGCAGACGGCGACACGGTAACCGTAAAACTATGCTACCGTGAGGATAACGAAACGCTGGTGTTCACCGGCTTCGTGGATACCCATTTCCGTAATCAAAACTCACAGGTTCTTTTAATGTATAATTCAACCAATGATTTTCTTACTAAAAAGATCACGGAAAGTTACCGGAAGGAAAAAGCCCGGAATATTCTTCTGGACTGTTTAAATCAGGCAGGGATTACCAATACCGATATATCGATCCCCGATATTGAAATCGACCGGTTTCTTATCGCTGACATGAAGATCATTCACGCTGTGAATCTTTTAGCCCTCACCATCG